ACGGTGGTGATCCGGTGGCGGTGGGCTTTCGGGCAAAGAAGTCCAACGGCAAGTACCGCTACTTCTGGCTCTACCGAGTGAAGTTCGGTATTCCGGCGACTAACCTTGAGACCAAGGGCGACTCGATCACCTTTTCCACCCCGACCATTGAGGGCACGATTTTAAGACGCAACAAGGCGGATACGGAAGGCCGTCATCCCTGGAAAGCGGAGGTCACGGAAGGCGCACAGGGAGTCTCCCAGGAAACTATCAGCGGCTGGTATGAAGCGGTCTATGAACCGAACTATACACCGGTTGTGCCTTAAGGAGGAGCGCTATGTACGACGAGTATACGACAACCATTAAGGTCGGCGATAAGGACTATGAGCTTCTTCTCACGACCCGTGCGACCAAAGAAATTGCCGGACGCTACGGCGGCCTTGAAAACCTCGGCGAGAAGCTCATGAAAACGGAGAATTTTGAGATGGCCATAGGTGAGATCGTCTGGCTGATTACGCTTCTGGCCAATCAGTCGATCCTGATCTACAACCTGAAACACAAAGAGGAACCGAAAGATCTTTTAACCGAGGAGGAAGTGGAACTGTTGACTTCTCCGCTTGACCTTGCAGGCTACAAAGATGCCATTACCGATGCCCTGTTCAAGGGCACAAAGCGAAACGTGGAAAGTGAGCCCGACTCAAAAAACGCGCCGGCCGGGTAAGTGACCAGGCGTTATTTACCCGCCTTTTATATTACGGCCTGAGCCGCCTTCACCTCAGTCAGGATGAAGTGTGGCTCATGCCGTTTTCTTTACTTTTAGATCTCATCGAATGCCACAGGCAGTACGAAGGCATGGCCAAACCGAAGCTGGAGCTTTCCATCGATGAGGTAATTCCCTTTGACATTTAACAGGAAGGAGGTGGCTTTATGGCTGATAATTTCGGTCTCAAGATTGGTCTTGAAGGCGAACGAGAGTTCAAAAAGGCGCTCTCAGAAATCAACCGCTCGTTTCGGGTCTTAGGCTCGGAGATGAAGCTGGTGGAGTCGCAGTTTGGCAAGAACGACAACTCGCTGGAAAGCTCTGCCGCCAAACAGAAAATCTTAAATAAAGAAATCGACGCACAAAAGGACAAGATCAAGACGCTTCAGGCAGCTCTGGAAAATGCGGCCGACTCCTTCGGGGAAAACGACCGCAGGACAGATAACTGGCGCATCAAGCTCAACGAAGCCGAAGCCGCCTTAAATGATATGGAGCGGGAGCTGGACGAGTCCGCCGACAGTGCGGACGACTTGGGTGACAAGCTCGACGAATCAGGTAAGGCTGCGGAAGGCTCGGAAGGCAAGTTCAAAAAACTCGGCTCCGTCTTAAAGGGTGTCGGTGTCGCCATGGGCACAGTCGCTGTGGCGGCAGGTGCTGCAGCGATTAAACTTGGTAAAGAAGTTGTTAAGCAGTTTGGTGAACTGGAACAAAACCTCGGCGGCTCAGAAGCTGTCTTCGGCGAGTACGCCGCTTCCATTCAAAAGACAGGCGAAGAAGCCTACAAGAATATGGGCGTTTCCCAGAGCCAGTATCTAGCGACGGCCAACAAGATGGGCGCTCTTTTCCAAGGCTCCGGCATTGAGCAGCAAAAGAGTCTGGAACTGACTGAAAAAGCCATGCAGAGAGCGGCGGACATGGCTTCCGTCATGGGCATCGATATGCAGATGGCCCTCGACTCCGTGGCAGGAGCGGCCAAGGGCAACTTTACGATGATGGATAACCTTGGTGTTGCAATGAACGCTACGAACATCGAAGCCTATGCTCTTGCCAAAGGATTGGACTTTACTTGGGCGACCGCTACACAGGCAGAAAAGGCCGAAGTTGCCATGCAGATGTTCTTCGAGAACACCGAGCAATATGCGGGAAACTTCGCCCGTGAAGCGACAGAGACCGTGACCGGATCATTAGGTCTTTTGGAAGCTTCGGTCGGCTCCTTTGTGGGCGGGCTTGGCAATGCCAATGCCGATATGGAAAACCTCACGGCCAATGTGGTGGACGCTTTCGGTGCGGTCGTGAAAAACATCGTGCCCGTTCTAGAAAATGTGGTTAAGGCGCTCCCTGTGGCTGTGGACGGAATCCTAAAAGCCGTCGGTGAGCTTTTGCCTACACTTCTTGATACGGTGACCGCTCTCTTTACGCAGGTACTGGAGACTTTGCTTGAGCTTTTACCGGAACTGATCCCCGTGGCGGTCGATGCACTGATGACGATTGTGACCGCCCTTATTGAAAACCTGCCGCTTTTAATCGAAGCGGCCATGCAGCTTATAACGGCTCTGGTAGAAGGCATAGGCTTGGCGCTTCCGACTCTAATCCCTGCCGCCGTACAGGCCATTATGACGATTATTCAGGGTCTTCTGGACAATATGCCGCTTCTTTTGGATGCGGCGCTCCAGCTCATCATGGGGCTGGCGGAAGGCCTTATCGCCGCCATTCCGGTGCTTTTAGAAGCCCTGCCAGAGATTATAGAGTCCATTATCACGTTTATCCTGGATGCCATCCCGCAGATAATTGAGACAGGCATTGCACTGCTAACGGCGCTGGTGGAAGCGCTCCCTGAGATCATCACGCAGATTGTAGCAGCCATCCCTGAGATTATCGACTCCATTGTCACGGCGATTCTGGACTCGATCCCGCAGTTGATTGATGCCGGAATAAAACTGCTCGTGGCTTTGATTCAGGCTCTGCCTCAGATCATTACAACCATTGTGAAAGCAATCCCTGAAATCATCGCTGCCATTGTCAATGCCTTTGCCGGAAACATCGACAAGATCATTCTGGCTGGAGTAGAACTCTTTGTTTCGCTCATTGAAAACCTCCCGACCATCATCGTGGAGATTGTCAAAGCGGTGCCGGAGATTATTGCGGGCATTGTCAGCGCTTTCGGTTCGCTCATGTACAAGATCGTCGAAGTCGGCGGCAATATCGTGAAAGGTCTCTGGGAAGGTATCAAGGGACTCGCCGGCTGGATCTGGGATAAGGTGTCCGGCTGGGCATCCGATCTCTGGGGTGGGATCAAGAGCTTCTTTGGCATCAGCTCTCCCTCCAAGGAGATGGCCTGGATCGGCGAAATGCTGGTGGAAGGTCTGGCTGGTGCCATTGAACATACAGGCGACGATGCTGTCAAAGCCAGCGTGGATTTAGCAAAAGATATCAACGATGTGATGGGTCAGCTCGGAGAAGACATGAGCGTAGCCCTTCCTACTGATTTTAAGGTCAATGCCGAAACGGCCGTCAGCAGTGTGGCAGGAGGCTTTGCCCTCGGAGAAGGGACTTTCCAAATTACTATCGAGCAGATGTTTGTCCGAAGCGACGATGATATCAGGCGGGTCTCGCAGGAACTTTATGACCTCATGCAGGCAGGTTCCAGAGCGCAGGGCCGCTTTGTGCCGGCTTAAAGGAGGAGACGGATGGGATTTATCTATAACGACATATCCTCGCAGGAAATGGGCGTCAAGGCGAGACTTCTCTCCTGGCAGGTATCGGGCGCACTGCGAAACTACAGCACATCCATTCCTGGAAAATACGGAGCAGCGGACTTCGGATCGGATCTCGACAGCCGGGAAATCAGCGTGTCCTGTTCCATCTTTCCGAAGCTTCGTTTTGAAAATTTGGTAGCTGAACTCGATCAGATTGCCCTCTGGCTCTCGCCTTTGGACGGCTTAAAGCAGCTCATCTTTGACGAAGTGCCCGACCGCTATTTTATGGCAAGGCTGAAAGACAAGGTGGATTGCGAACGGGTCATCCGGGCAGCAGGACGCTTTGAACTGAAGTTCTTTTGCCCCGATCCCTTTTCCTATGCCGTGGAAGATGAGAATTTTGTTTTGACAGAGACAGGAACACATACCGTGACGAGATTACTTGGCAATATCGAGTCCGCTCCGGTCTATGCCTTACAGGGAGAACTGACAAAAACACCTAACAACTACATCTCTGTCTCTGTGAGTGGCGCAGAGATGAAGCTGGTGAATGCCAGTCTTTCACCCGGTGAGACACTTTTTATTGATACAGAGAATATGACGGCTTATGTCAAAGCTCAAAACGGCACGATTCTTAGAAACGGACTGCCGCTCTTACAGGAGCTGAACTTTCCTGAGCTTCGAGTCGGTGGCAATGAGATCGTGATTGAAGCGAGCAACGCCGTATTTACCGAACTCAAGATACAGGCAAAAAGTCGCTGGAGGTAGAGATGGCACTTAAAACAATCCTTAACAGACAGGAAGACTTTACTGGTGAGTTTCCGAAAGAGCATGCCATGTCCGGGCTCTGGCGTTTTAACGATGACGCCTGGGATGAAAATGGTCTTTTGACGGACAGCTCCGGACAAAACAGAAAGCTTGAAGTTGTAAACCGCACCGGCGTGACGGCAGGCCTTGTTTCCGGTGGTCTTGGTGGCTCAATTAAGATCAACCTTAACGATCCCGCTAATGAAAAAACCTACCTGAAAGCCGCCAATGACGGCACGTTCTTTCGGGACTTAGGCGATACCATCGCTGTCGGCGGCTGGATGATGCCGACCATTTACTCCGTCGGCAACACCTACTGTCCGCTCTTTAATACCCGGTACGGTCCGGGTCAGCCGATCTTCTATCTGTCGCTTTTCCAGGGACGTCCCCGCATCATGCTCTATAACGAAGCGGGATCGCTCATTTTGGACAGGACAACGTCACCGTCCTTTGCCATGCAAAACGGCGGCACCTACTTTATCTGCTGCCTGATTAGGGCAAACGACAAGACAGCGCAGTATTTTCTGGGTGACCGCTCAGATGGCAAAAACTGGATCTCGCCCGTCTACTCTTTTACAGACGAGCTAAACCGCAGCTCCGTGGCGGATATCATTATGGGAATGCACGCTGGAAGCTACTGGTATGCGGGCGGCTTTGATGACTGGTTTTTGGATACCAACTCAAGCCTTGCGATAGCGGATGTCGAAGACTTTTTTCTCTCTTCTCTCTCGGCAAACGGCGGGATTCACACGTCCACGGTCGATGCCACGGCCGAACCCGACAAGGTCATCCTAAGAGCAGTCGACGGGAATTTTCCTACAAACGGCGAGCTGATCACAAGAGCCCTGCCCTTAAGCCTTTCTGGCAATGGGAGAGTTTCTATCACGAAAGAATACGAAGCGGGAGTGACTGATATTTCGAAGGTAGAGATAGCAACAAGTGAAGACCGTCTTAGCTGGAGCGCTTGGGAAACACTCCCGCCAGACGGCTCTCTTCCTATGGGAAGCAGCTCTTATATCCGCTTTCGTCTGACCCTTACGACCAGTGATCCGAAAAAGACACCGAAGCTCGTGGATATCCGCATCTATGACATACCGAAAGCCCCCTATGAGCGAATTGGCTATGCCAGGCCGGTGCTCCTGGACAGAGACGGCGCCTGGGAAGCGGTGCTGGAAAATGCCTACGAGATCATCGTCACAGGCGAGGTCAACGGCGAAGATACGCTCTCTTTCAAGCTCCCATTCCGGGATGCCAAGCGCCGCTTTTTGGAGAATGAAAAGAAGATCCAGATCGTGGATGATATCTATAAAATCCGTACGGTGAGCGACATTAAAGATATGCAGGGCGGCACGGTGACGGAAGTCTATGCGGAAGCCGAGTTTTATGACTTAAATGTCAGCATCAGAAAGCCTGAGAAAAGCTTTGACGCAGAGACACCGGAAGCGGCGATGGCTTTTGCCCTGGAAGGCACGGAGTGGAGTGTCGGCACGGTGGGTGTCAGGACAAAACGCACCTGGATTTCTACGGAAAAGAATGCGCTCTCGGTGCTGAGGACGGTGGCAGATCTTCACGGCGGAGACCTTGTCTTTGACTGCCCGAATCGGCTGGTGCACCTCTTCACGGTGAGCGGCAAAGACTCCGGAGCACTTTTTGCCTACAAGAAGAATATGAAAAGCATCAAGCGGGTCGTCGATACGAGAAGCCTGGTGACAAGGCTCTATGCCACAGGGCAGGACGGACTGACCTTTGCCGATATCAACGGCGGCAAGCCCTATCTGGAAGACTTCACCTTTACAAATGACATCCGCATTTCTTCACTCGACCTGTCCTCCTTTACGAACCCCTATCAGATGAAGGAGTATACCGCCATGCGGCTGGCGCAGTATGCCAAGCCGAAGGTCTCCTATGTCTTAAATGCGATGGACTTATCCGTCCTCACAGGCTTTGAACACGAAGCCTGGTCGCTTGGCGATTATGTGCGGGTGGAGGATAAGGAACTGGGACTCAGCGTCACAACAAGGATAGTCCGTCGGGAGTACAACTTGCAGGAGCCTTGGAACACGGTGCTGGAATTATCCACCACCTTAAAGAACCTCGGTTCATCTGTGAGCCGGCTTGAAACCGTGGCAGATTCGCTACAGGGCGCAGGTGCTTTCTCAGGTGGCAACATCTCCGATATGGTGCCCTTCAATCATCTGAAAAACTCCCGCGCCGACGACGACATGGCAAACTGGACGAACTCCGGCTTTGAAGCGGTCGCAGAAACGGGCGGTTCCGGCACAGCGGCCTTTAAGGCGGAGGGCACGCCGGGACTTACGAAGTGGATGGCACAGACTGTCTATCCTTCCAACAGAAAGAGCTACACGCTCTCTCTTGCCATCGCTTCGGAAAATTTGGAAAAACTATCAGATGTTTCTCAGGTCGGCGTGGAGGTGGTCATCGAGTACGAGGATGGCAGCACGGAAACGCGCTTTATTGACCTGTACTAAGGAGGCGGCTTATGGCTTATTTCAGAACGGCAAAAGATACCATTCAGCCGAAGGGCTACCGCTCAAAACTAAAATCCATCACGGTGCGGGTCTTTATCTCTGACTGCACGGGGAAAATCCTCGTGACGGACCTCCTGCTTCAGGGCGGCTCGGTCGCTACGGGCTGGGTCGGGCACCCGTCCGAGATCCGCTTTTCGCTTGACGGTTAGGTGATCGTATGCAGAAATTTTACAGGCTTTCTGAAACCGTCAATAAAAAAAGCGAGTCCCGAGTGGTTTCGGTCACGATAAAGCCGATCTTAAAAGATATGTCAGGCATCGTCTGGCTAACGGACTTGATGCTCCAGGAAGGCGACCGACTGACAGGCTTTCTGCCACATACGGAGACTTTATTGAAAAAACACAGCGTGGACGGTGCCGTGCGTGAGCCGGTCTGGTATAACGCCATCGTCCGAGGAAAAGAAACGCTGGTTCTCTTTAACCTCGGCAAGACCGCAGCGGGACTTGATATCAAGCTCTATCCGAAGACCAACCTCGCAGAAGGAAGCGTGACCATCGCTCAAGGCGTGGGCGGACAGTGGGCACATTTTCCAGGAGCACTTTTGGCAGGAGACGAGCTGGAAGTGGATGCGCTTAACCGAACCGCAACAAAAAACGGTCAGCCCTTCACAAAGGAGGGCTTTTAT